TTTAACAAATTAAAAAATTTTGCTTGACATTTTTTTAAACCTATGTTATAGTAATAATAACAAATCAATAGCCACGCGGGCTTTAAACGCAGGGGTTTTATTATGAATAGAACTAATTACAGAGTATTGGCTTATTACGAAAATCAAATATATAACACAGAATGTTATATTATGATTATTAATGCACTTACGGTAGACGATATTCATAGATATATGAAAAAAACAAATATGTATTATGATATAATTGATGAAGAAAAGTGTCAAAATATTGAAGATATAAAACTTGCGGATTCAATACTTTTTGAGGGTGAGAGAGTTTATAAATATAAAGAAGAAGAAAGATATAATAAAGTTATTGAATTTTTATCGTTATTTAATTAAGGAAGGTTTTTATTATGAGAAATTCGCTTCTTTTAGATTTTATTAAGCCAAAACAATTACGTATTATGGCGGAGCAATGGGGGTAAAACAATGACACAACACGAACTTTTATATTATTTCTTTTTTTTCGCAACTTGTTTTTTAAGTGTTATTTCAATATGTTTATTTAAAGAGCTGAAAAAGTGTAAACGCGAAAATGCTGCGCTTACAGTAAAGCTCACCGAATATTTTAATTTACTTCGGAATCTCTTTTAAAATGGTATTCGCTTTATACTATAATAACAAGCTACAATATAAGTACGCTTGTAAAGATATAAGCGCATTTAAGGTTGCTGTATATAATAAGCGTGAACAATTGTTTAAGACGGTTAATTATCGCGATATATGCGGCAACTTTAATAAGTTGTTTAATAAACGTTTTGAAAAACTTGTTGACGGTTGGGAAATAAGAACATACCCGAATTATAAAAAAGTCTTAAATACAGTGCAAAGTAACAAAATACAGACACGCCGCCGTAAATTAAATACATTTAATTATTTTTATGTCTTTGATATAGAAACAACAAACTATAAAAATAAATATGCTTTTTCTTATCTTTACGGAATCAAAAAATATAATTACGATTATAATTTAAATGATGATAATATAAACGAATACGCAGGCGAATATCACGCATTTTACACAAAAAACGCTATACAAAAACTAACCGATTTTTTAAAGGGAATAAATAAAGAAGCTGAAAATGTTAATCAATTAATATATATCTATGTGCATAATTTAAATTATGATTTATTTGAGTTGATTCAAAATATTTTTCCGCGGTTTGAATTATCAGAAACGGACGCAGCAAATTGCACAAATGATAGTATTTTTCGCGGCTCGGCTGTAAAGCCGTTGCGTTTCAGGTTTAAAAACCTTGTTTTTATCGATTCGCTCGCGCTCACAAATAAATCACTTGCAAAAATTTCAGACGGACACAAAATAAAAAAACTAATCGAAAATAAAACATATAAAGAGCAGTATTTTTTCGGCTCGAAGTTACCAAAAGAAGAATTAGCATATAACGAACATGACCTTGACGTTACCGCCTTAGGTGTTATGGATAGTGTCCGCAGCTTAAAAAAAGAATTTAAAACATTTAACGATTATGTTAAAAGCAATGTGTCAACAGTAACGGGAATAAGTAAATACTTAAATAAAAACATATATAGCAACAGAGAAGATAACAAAAGAAATATAAACAAGCATATCGCGCGGGCTTCTCACAACTTGCCGCTTGATAAAGACTTAAAAATTGATAAAGAGCGGTTGTTATTTCGTCAAAAGACTTTTCAGGGTGGTTTTACTCACGCTAACCCGTTTATAGCTTATAATTCGATTTTTAGTAATTCATTTATGTACGTTTCCAAAGATAAAAAGTCACATTATCCCGCAACAATGACAATGCGTTTTTTTCCTTATGACTTTAAAGTGATTAAAGAAAATTTAACAGATACATTAAAATTTTATGTTACCGAAAATTTAAAATATATTCAATTCAAAAATTACCGATATTTCAAAAGCAATATGTTAAATTATCGCAATAAAGTGCAAAACGGTAAAATTTACGGCTCGTATTTTAACCCTTGCAAATATCATTTTATATGTGAGTGCGAATTGCGGAATGTGCAAATCAAATTTTATAATAATAACTGTATGCCTTTAATCGCGATGAGTAAGACAAACTTCAAAGGTTCAGACTATTTTAGAAAAAATATTATAGTTGATAACGGCAAGCTTATAAAAGCCGACAAAGTAACACTTAAAGCAACGGAATATGATTTATTAAGTTATTCTTTAATGTATGAATTTGAAATAACAAAATGTAATTATCTTGAAGCAACGACAAAATCAAAATGGGCAGATGAATATATTCAATCAACTATGCGCTATCATTTAGTTAAGAAAAATGAATTAAGTTTATTAAAAGGTGGAAATAAAAAAATTGAAAATTTAGTTGATTTTACGGGCGCACGACTTTATTCTCCCGCTGCAGTTGAAAATTTTTATAAGTTTGACTTGAAAGAACAAAAAAGCTTTATCAAATCAGAATACGCAGGAACAAAGCAAAACGGCGTAAATAATCAGTATGGAATTTTAGTTCAAAAAATCATAAACGATAATATAACTTTCGATTTAGACGCTTACCGTTATCAAAAAGAAGAAGACGTTATACAAGGGTGTAACGGGATTCAAACGACGCGCGATTATATAACAGGTATGTATATTACAGCCTTTGCGAGGCTTGACCTTGCATTTATGAGTTATATAATATATAACGAAGCCGAAACCGCTACTATATGCTATTGGGACACTGATAGCATAAAATTAAAGATTAAGAAAGAAGAACGATACATAATAGAAAAATTATTTAATTATTATAATCGAAAAATTAAAAAGATACGCGATACAGCCGTTTCATATTACGGCGAATTATACAACTTAGGCATATGGGAAGCCGACGGCGATTATAAATATTTTTATACTTTAGGCGCGAAAAAATACATAACGGTTGATTTTAATAATAATGTTGAATTAACTAACGCAGGTGTAAATAAAAGGAAAATGAGCGACTTTTTAACAGCTAAATATAATGAACTTCTAAAAAAAGAAAGTGACTTACAGGCTTTTACAGACCTCGTAAATAAATATTATCACCCGAATGTTATATTATGCTCCGACGTGTCGGGGCGTAAAACGATTAAATACCCCGACATTAAAGGCGACATAATAAAGTTATCAGCACTTGACGAAAACAGCGACATAATCAAAATAGCGCAGCGTCCGACGGCGTTAATTACTGAATGTGATTATAACTTATCGAATACGCGCGGCAAAAGCTTAATTAATAGGCAACATTATCAATTATGCAGACGCTTACAGCTTAACGCGGGCTATGATTTTAATTGCAATATCAAGTCAAATGTTGTAGGAACGGCAACGGGAATTATAACCGATGATAGTAGCGATTTTATAATTTAAAATAATTTAAAATTTTTTATTGACAAAATAATAAACTCGTGTTAATATATTAATGTGTTAAATAATTCGGTGGTCAGACGAAATAAAATAACACATTTTAATATAAACTTCACACCTTAATAAAAGGACAAAAATAAAATGAAAAAACTTTATCTTGTCACTAAGATTGACAAAAAAGACACAGTAACGCGCGAATATGTAACAGCAAAATCAAGACGTGATAAAGTGCTTGATGATTCGGAAATTGTAACGGTTGATGAAGTAACAATTCCGATTGATGATATAAAAGCAGCACTTGAAAAATACGGAATTGAAAAGCATATCATACAACACGTTATAACAGATTTAACAACAAAGTAAAGGAGTTTTTAATTATGGCAAAATCAGAAAAAAACACAGCACTTGCAGTGCTTACAGGTAGCAAAGATTCACTTGAGCTTAAAAAGCTTATGTATAACCTTGCCACAAGCGCGGAAACAAGGCTTTCCGCTATGATTAATAAACCTATTCAGATTAAAGGCGTTACATTTGCTATGGGCGAAATTGCTAACAAGGAAACAGGCGAACTCGAGACAAGAGAACGCGCACTTGTGATTGACGCAGACGGCAATACTTATCACAGTGTGTCAAGCGGTCTTGTTAATTCTCTTCACGTATTCGCTCAGGCTTTCGGTCAAGAGCAAAACGGCTTTTATATCATTAACGATGACATTATCGCAACAGTTGAAGAAAAAGACACAAAACGCGGACACACTTATATTCTTAAGCTTCTCGAAAACTAAATAATTAATTATAAATAACAAAATCTTTCTCTATCACGTTAAAACTATAATAACGTTCTCACTTGGTAGTTAGTTAACGGATATATTGATTTTGTTATTTTTGTTATTTTTATAGGAAGGAACTAAAAAAGTTATGACACTTGAAGAACTTGAAACAAAGCTTGATGAAGTGCTTGCGGAATCTGATGTTGATATCCGCAGCACAAAAATTGCAGATTTAAAGCTTGCAATGCGTGACTATAAATCAGAGCGCGACGAAACTGAGCTTCAAAAAGATTCTGAGATTGAATCACTTAAAGAAGACGTAAAGGCGCGCGACGAAACAATTAACACGCTTAAAGAAAGTAACAGCGCCCTTGCGCAGCGTTACGGCAAAATTGCTCTTGAAAACAGAGAGCTTGACGATAAGGACGACGAGGAAGAAAACGAAATCGACGACCTTATTAAGAAATTTTAGGTAAAGGGGTAAATCTATAATGCTTTATACAACAGAAGAGTATAACAAGATTATTAACAACGCTATTGACGCGGCGGGCATTGCTAACGTTAAAGTAAACGGCGTTCCCGTCGGTCATATCTCAGGCACGACAGAGCTTGCAAAGTATGGTAATATTCTTACTCAGCCCGTCGTAGCTAACGATTTTATTAACGCTCTTTATAATCAATTTATTTATAGAGCGACGGCAGAAAATTATTTCACAAGTCCTTTTGATTATTTCAGAGAACGCCGCGAAGGTTTCGCAATTGGCTCTTATGAAGTAGATGTTCAACCGGTATTTCCGCTTGCATATGATATGAAGGCTTTTGACCGTATTCTTGACTTTTGGGAAACACCTGCTATCGTTCAGTATTTCGCTATTAACAGACGTCACACTTTTCCGCAGACAATTACAAAGCAAATGGTTAAAGACGCGTTTATTTCATACGATGACCTTGATAATTTCACTGCTAAACTTGTAATGGCACCGAGAAAAGGCAATGTAATTGTCGAAACTAACGCCGTTAAAATGATGTTAAACAAGAATATTGCGGCGGGTGCAGTTATCAAAAAGGCATTTACTGAGCCGCAGACCGAAGACGGTTGGAAAGCTCTCGCTGCTGAAATCGTGGGAATCGCTCAGGGTATGAGCGCAGAACCGACCACCGAATATAATAATTATAAAAATATTCAGGGCGCAAAAGGCGAAGCGTGGACGCAATCGGACACTAACGACCTTGTGCTGATTGGTACAACCGATATTATCGCAAAGCTTAAAACTTACGTACTCGCGTTTGCATACAACAAAGAAGACGTTGAGCTTAATTTTAAATTTATTCCGCTTAATTCTTTTAATTATTCAACTTACAACGAGGAAACAAGAGCTTTTGAAAATAAGCAAATTTCTCCTGTTAAACTTCTTCTCTGCGACGGCGGCTTTATCAAGTTTGAAGATAATCTTGATGAAGAATATAACAACACAAACGGAATGACTATGGGCATTCAACACGCGTTGCAGATTCAACAGACTATTGATATTCGCGTCTTCAGAAACGCCGTAGCTTTCGTGGACGCTGACAGCGAACTTGTTACTAATACAATGCGTATTGCCGACGATAACCCCGTTAAATATCTTACCGATGTAGACGAGGAAACAACTGTTAAGCTTAACGGCGGCACAGTACCCGAGGGCGGCGTAACAGTAGCGATTAAGTCAGCAACATTCGGCAAGCTCGGCGGCAAACAGACAACAACGAATACAACAGAAGCGAATAATTATTTCTATTGCGGAGTTGGCGCAAATAAAAATCTTACAGACGGGCTGAAAAAAATTGCAAGCGGCGACGCCGTAACTCCAATTATTAAGATTAACAACAATAACCCCATAATTACAGGCGCGAAAGATTATGATTATTTAACGGTTGTAGTTTCTATCAACGACAGCGAATTTACTATTATTTCGCCTGCTTTAGGCGTTAACGCCACTTCTGAAGGCTAATTTATAGTTATTCTATAATATTCATAACGGGCGGGCGGTGGGAAACAAAAGGAGTGACACAAATTGAATCAGATACCTATAAGGAATTTTGTCCATAACAGTTACTTTACTAACCCTTATACAACACTTTTTTCGGGCTATCCGAGCGGTGAAAATAATCTTGATTTGTTATCATATATCGAACGCACAAAAGCATATGTCGAAGAATACAAATACAATTTATCGCTTGCTGTATCAAAATTTAAACTAAATAATGCCGACGAAAATAATATAGATGAAAGTTTCTTTTTTAATGTGCTTATTGAAGACGGCAGCATTTGCGCCTTTAACCCGCCGAAGTTAAGCGAAAATATTGTTGTTCAACCCTACACGGCGACACGGTGGAATTATTATGCTAAACCTACGCAAGTAAATATTATTCCGTACTATGAAAACGGCGTGACACTTACCGATTTATCACTTGATAATAGACAGCTTAACGCAGACCAATTTGAAATTATTTATTTAAATAAAACCCGAATAGGATTTGCGGAAAGTCTCGCATATGAAGCGCGTATGTGCTCTATGCTCGATATATGCTTATATAACAACGTCCTTGCAAAAAGTCTCGCGCTTCTTCTTCGTGGCAATTCTGACGATTTAACCGATATAAAGATTTTTATTAATAAAATTCTTAATCAAAATGGAATAATCGCGGTTGACGTTCAAAATAGAGCAGATGTAAATGAACTTTTAACGAGCGTAGATTTAAACGTTGAATGGCTCGCAGACAAAATAAATGCAGCTAAAATGGGGTTGCGCTCGGAGCTTCACGAACGTTTAGGAATCACACACGCGCCCTACGAAAAAAAAGAAAGACTAATTGAAGCGGAAATTCAAACGCAAAACGAAGCCGCCGATTTGCTTAGTGCAAGCACTTTGCAAACATTAAATAGTTGTCTTGCTCGCGCTAGCAAAAAATTTAATTTAACTGCGCCGTTATCAGTTGGATATATCAATATAGGAATCAACGAAGACGGCGACGACAATATTAATATACAGGAGACACAGGAATATGATTTACAGGAATAAAGAGCCGTATAAAAGTAGTAACATATATCGAGTAACTGCAAGCGTAACGCCTGAATTTAAAAATTTAAACCCGTTTGAAAAATTAGAAGCTGCGCGAAAAGTCGTTTTTAATTTCGACTATCCAACACCCGACAGCATAAGCAGTGAAGATTTTAAACGCTTTTTCGAGCATATGTTTATATCTCGTTTTTGGGAACGTTGGTTTAAAGCCGAAACTTTTGAAAGTTTTACAATTCAACTGTATTCTAAAATGCTTGAAATTATGCCCGAATATAACATAATGCTTGACGTATTTTTTAACGAAAACAAAGAGCAACTTTTTTTAAATCATAGCACAACAAAAAGCCGCGGCGAAAGCAAAAGCACAAGCACAAATAAAAACGTAGCTTCGGCGTTTCCTGCTAATATGATGAGCGCGGGGAATAGCGTTGGCAATGTCGAATATGCAAGCAACGGCAATTTAACGAATGATTTAAACGAAAACGAAAACAAAAACGAAAGTGAAACAATAAGCGGCGTAATGCTTGACAGTATTTTAAAATTCAACAAAGAATATAACAAAATTTTTACTAACCTTATAAACGAATTTAATATATTATTTAGTTTTATTATTAATTAAAGGAGTTGTGCAAATGGAATCAGACAACAAAAATAATAAAATAGCGCGCTTTGGCAATATTCTTTACGCACCCGAATTGCCTGCGCTGTATAATCAAGGTTTAACTGATTATGAAATACTTGTCCGTTTGGCAAGCGCAATTAACAATAACGCTCAGGTTATGACGTCGTGGTATTCTATAGTTGAAGAACTTCAAAAAATACTTGCAGACGTTGACGTCACCATTAAAGAAAAAGTCATTGAAGCAATCCAAAAGTTATATGACAACGGAGAGCTTGCCGAAATTATCGGAAATGTTATAACAAATTCAATGACGGGTAAAACGGGCGATATTGACCTTGCACATATGGGCTATATCTTGCATAAGGCGCATAGTTGGGGTGTTAGCAATTTACCCGCCGTTGACGCTAATATAACAGTTGATGAAGAACTATACAGCGCGTTGCAGGGTAATTGTGTTTTTACGATTAATGGTAATATGTTTTGGGCTTGCGCCTACGTTTGTCAAAACGGCTATAAGGTAGGCGAAGAAAATAACGCGATTCGCTTATATATTTATACTGTTAATCAAAACGGCTCGTTATCTTATGTTACCGATAAAGAATTTGCTGTTATCGGACACGCTAACAGTATGACATATAAAGACGGTTATTTATATATTAGTCCTAATTCATATGCAGGTAACAGCGGCGGGTTAACCTGCGATATTAAACGGATATCGTTTGACGGTGAAACGCTCGGCGGTGCGTGGAATAGTGGCTTGCAACGCTATACTGCGGAATCAAAAACCCCGACGGGTTGGATATATGATACGCGTTATTGTGATAATATTTGCAGTTACGACGGCGTTTTATACGTCTTTGACGAATTTTTCAATATGTATTCTTATGATTGGGATAGTAATATTGTAACGCTTGTTGAAGAGCGTATTAACGGAGTTGAAGGACGAAGCGGAACAAGCGACGGGTTGAGCGTCACGGATAATTATATTTATTTCGGCGCAAGCGGTTACCGTATTAAGCGTTATAATAAGCAACTTAAATACGTTGATTGGGTGTATCAGTTGCCCGCAAAGGCAAGTAACGGAGCTTATAAACTCGGTGAAGTTGAAGGCTTTACAGTTATTGACGGTATTATTTATCTTGCAAGCTTCTACAATTTGTGTGGAGTATCAACAAAATATAATACTTACTCAATAACGCATTTTTATAGGCAGAATCTCGCGACTAATAATATTACTATTCCTAATGCTGTAAACTGGAGTAACGGCTACGTTATGGAACGCGGCATATTTGTTATTGACGGTAATTTGCCCGCCGACAATATGAATAGCATTAACGATTATTTTACTTGTCCTTGCGTTCAGGTTGCGCTTGATTTTCTCGAAAATAACGACTATTTACAGCGCGGCGAACTATCAATAAGACAGCGCCGCAATTTATCAACTATTGATATAAGAACAACAAAGCCGCTTGTTATTTCAGGGTCGTACTATAGGAGTAACATTGAAAAGGACCTTTCGCCTTCGCTCGGTCATATTTATTGCACTTCTAATACGAATCTATATTTAATTGATATTATCGTAAATAATCGTTTACCGCTTGATATTAGCGACAGCAACGCGACGGATAACTGCGTTTTTAACGGTGGTGGCACAATAAACGTTCAAAATTGCACATTTCCGACGGGCTTAATTACGAACGCGGTTAATGTAAAATACGCAATTAAAGCGTATCACGGCACGTTAAACGCGCGCACGGACAAATCATACAGCACGAACCCCGAACAATGGGTAAACTACCGAAAGACCGAAGGCGTTAGCAATCCGTCTTATACAGCGGGCAGCGTTATAGTCCGCAATATTAATCAGGTTGTAACAGGAAACTAAAGGAGTTAAAATTATGCAATCAATAAAACAACTTATTTTATCGAACGTCATTATAATCGCAATTTCGGGAATTGCTTATATTCTCGATTTTATTACAGGCTTTTCCAAAGCTGTTGCCAACAAAAACGTTAAAAGTACAAAGCTTAGACAAAGCGTTGTAAAAGGTGTTAGCTATTTCAGTTTTATTGTAATGACAATTTGCTTACAACTTATTTTTCCCGTCAATTTTGAATTGTTCGGAAAAAACGTTGACGTTTTCGTTTATATCGGCAATTTGTATATTATTTTCACCGAATTTATAAGCATACGCGAAAACGGCAAAGAATTTCTAAAAGCTCCCGCGATTGATAACTTTATCAAGAAAACGCAGGAAACTATAAACAATACAGAAATTAAAAAATAATTTTTAATTTCCTCAACGGGCGGGACGGTGGGTAATATAAAAACTATGACTAAATTTTTAAAATTTATGCTATTTTTAATAAGCTTAATATTTTTACTTTTCTTTTATGGCGGTGATTATCAATGAGTTATGCAGACGGTAATTACAACGGCAAGATATATATCGGACACGTTAAATGGAATAACGATTATAAACACGTTATGGACTTTGGCAACGCTGCAACACGCGACAGATTTTTAAAATCTTATTTATCTGAGCAAAAAGGCAAAATCGGACTTGTGCCGTCGCCTAATGGATATATTGACCTTGTGGGCGTTATATCAGGCATTGAAAATCAAAATTATTTATATTACTGCAATTCCTCAGATATTGCCGATACTTATTACTGTTGTTTTATTACAAATTATGAAATTCTTGCAAAAGAAACAACGCGCGTTTATGTTGAACTTGATATATTTCAACAATATTTTTACGATTCAAGTTATTATCGTTGCATTTTAGAGCGCGCACATATTACCAAAAACGAAGATAACAGAAATTGGAAAAATTACACCGCGCCCGAACCCGTAGGAGCAACAAGCGAAATTGACAGAGCTTTAACAGCTTTTTCAGATGTGAATTTCACCCCTATTTTAACTTTTGACGCAATATCAAAACCCGACAACCCCAAAGGTAGCGACAAAATTCAATATTTCTATGGCGGCAACGGTAACGACGCGCAAAATATGACGGGTTACTATAAATTTAAGGCACCAACGGACAGCGCGACACTTTCCGCTCTTCTATATCTTTGGAGTCTTGCAGAAACTGACACAAGCACTATAAATCATATGAGCGATTTAATCGGCTTTAATTTTTTACCTACGTGGTTAGTTAATGCTGCAAGTTGGAAAAACTACGCAACGTTAACACAAGAATTAAACAATAACAATATATGTGAAGTAAGCGACACGGTAAATATAGGAGGTTCGACGCTTGCCTGCGGCTATACGCCTACCAATAAAAAATTATACACTAATCTTTGCAGAGCGTATAAACTATGGACTAAAAACGGCGTTAGTATTCCTATTGCGCCAAATCAATTAGCAGACCAAACAAGCTTAACAATTAAATTAAGTCAGCGACCTATGGGCAACACTTACAAAGTTGAACTTTCAGATTATAAAGATATGAATACACGCTATTTCGATTTACAATTCTCTTACTCTATCGCTTTCGGAATCAATAACAACGTAGGCACAGCACAACAAACAGCGTTACAGAGCTTAGACAAGCAAAACGCGGTATTAAAAGCAAGCCAAAAAGAAACCGCCGTAAATCAAACAATAGGCGTTATAACTAACGCAGTTGGCACCGTCTCGGGAGCTGCAGGCGGCATTTTAAGCGGCAACTATTACGGCGCGGCTACGTCCTTAGCGCAAGGCGTCGGTACTATGGTAAGTCAAGCCTATGCGATTGACCGTATAGGCGCGGAAATGGACAAAGACAATTTTAATATGCAAGTTGCGGCTAACGACGCGGTAAATAGTATAACGGCTTCAATCGGCAATAATTCAGACCGCACAACAATGACTAATGACTTTTGCCGTTTGCGCGTTGCTGAAACGTCACCAACGGCTGAAAATTGCCGAATAATCGACGATTTTTTAACTGTTTATGGTTACGCAATTCAAGAGATAAAAAAGCCGTCTGACTTCTTCAGGACTCGCCCGCTTTTCAATTATATTAAAACAAATAATTGTAATTTAACTGCGTATTGCCCGACAGCATTTGAAAACATATTAAAATCTATTTTCAATAATGGCGTAACGCTTTGGCACTATTCATATAACAATAACACAGGTTATAACAATTTTGGCAACTACGATTTAGATAATTTTTAAGGTGATTTAGTATGCTTAATTTACTTAAAAAAGATAAAATAAAAAATGACGAGTGGGAAAAAACTATTGATAAAGTTAAAGCAATTTATTATTTCATAATCGGCGGCAGAAACGGCAGAAAATCAACTAAAATACAAGTTAAAATGCTAAAAAAATATTTTAAGAAAAAAACAAAATTTATTTTACTTCGGCGTAAAGTCGATGAAACCGTTTCGGAAAATTGGTTTACACCTTACGTACAAAATTTACTAAAAGAAAAATATAAAAAGAAAATCACATACAAAAAAACAATTAAAAAAGGCGAACGCTACACAGGCTATTTTATAATATCAGACCTTGACGATAAAAACGCCGATATATTATGTAAATTAATGTTTTTATCAGTTGAGCAAAAATATAAATCAAACGAAGATATAAGTTATTCAGAATATGACGCCGTTGTTTATGAAGAATTTATTGCAAATAATGATAAAGACTATTTAAACAAAGAACCGCAACGCCTTGTAAATATCATATCAACTATTTTTAGGGATAGAAAAGCCACTATATATCTAATCGGAAACACACTCGACGGACAAGAAACTAACCCCTATTTCAGATTTTTTGAACTTGATGATATGGAACTACAAGTAAATGATTATTACATTCTCGAAAATGAATATAAAGTTAAAATAGCGCTATTCTACGTGGCAAACATTTTAAAAACAATTCCTGAATATCAAAAAATAAAAAATAATATGGTAGGAACTACGGGCGAATGGAAAGAAAATAAGCACATACTAAAAGAAGATTTAAACAATTTAAACGCAACTATTGAACCATTACCGCTAATTTTAATATACCGCAATACAGAATATTATATCTATAAAATACTCGAAAATGGCTTTGAGCGCGAATATATTTATATTACACCGCAGCTTTATATTAAAAACGGCATAACGTCACTTGATGACTTCCGAAAAACACTTTGCGAACGACATAAAAATTACGCTGTAAAATTATTAGCTGCTGTTTATCCCGAAAGATTCACTTATTCATATATCACACATAATTTTGAATTTATACCCGATACGGCAAAAATAAAATTTGAAAAATTTATTATTTCCGATTCCGAACTAAAAAAAGAAAGTGTCAAAAACGACAACGTACGAAAATTAGAATTGCTTAATCAATACTTATATAATATTCAAGTCTTTACGACATCAAAAAGTCTTATATATTGGCTACAAAACGAGCGTAAAGAATATATTAAAAATTTAATATGGTAAGGTGTTAAATTATGTATGATAAAGCAACAACAGCGGAAATTATAAATAGCTTGGGCGGATTTTCGGGTAATAACGTTATGGATTATATAGACGACTTACCCGAAGATTTACAAAATGATTTCAAAAATACGTTATTTGAAAAGTTAACTTTTCAGGAATACGCAAGTGAAACAGTTGTTCAAGAAAGTTTGGAAGAAGCGGGCAAATTTTTCTTTAAAGGTATGAACTATCAAATTAAACGTGGCATTGAAAACGATTATAGTTTATACGGCAAAGATTACACACTTAAAAAATATCTTGAACGCTCAGATAATTATAAATCCGCAAATAGCGACGCTATTATAAATTATATTAATTATATTCAAACGTTAGATAATATAGAATTTTTCTTTTAAGGAGTGTATATACTATGATTAATAATAAACAACTTGTTAAATATTGTCTTGCTGCTCTCGGCTCGCCGTATTGGTATGGCTGCTTCGGTCAAAAAAGCAATAAAACGCTTTATTATAGCAAGCGAAAACAATACCCGCAGCAATACGAATGGAACTTGCAGAAAACGCAATTAAATCGCCGCGTATTCGATTGCGTGGGCTTAATTAAAGGCGCAATATGGAGCAATGCAGATTTTAATAAAGCCCCAAAATATAAGGCGTCAGAAGATGTCAGTGCTAACGGTATGTTAGAACGTTGTAAAACTAAAGGTAAAATAAAAAGCTTACCCGAAATTGTTGGCGTTCTTGTATTTAAAAACGGTCACGTCGGCGTGTATATCGGCGGCGGCTACGTTATCGAGGCAAAGGGACATAATTACGGCGTTGTCAAAAGTAAACTTTCCGCGACTTCGTGGACTAATTGGGGTTACTGCCCGTTTATTCATTATATAACTAACGAAAAACCGAAAGAAAAACCAAAAGAGAATACAACAAACGCAAAAAATAAATATTATCCAAAATGTGCGACAAGGTATAAATCTATCGTCGACGCACTCGACAGCATAAAAGTTAACAGCCGATATTTTTACCGCAAAAAAATTGCAAGTGCTAACGGCATTAAAAACTATCGAGGCAGCAACCAACAAAATATTGATATGCTGAATATGCTAAAAGCGGGAAAGTTAAAAAGACCGTAAAAATAAAAAGACCTGAGCGAAAGCTCAGGCTTTTTTTATGCTGTAATTTTCAATTTTAAAATCTTGATTAATTGTACAAATTATGCGGCCATCTTCAAAAAGGTATTCCCACTCTTCGACCGAACCTAAACACTCTATAACATTTAATAAATAATTACTAGACATTTCATTTTTAAATTCATAAATGCATAAAAAACACGGTACGTTAGGATTTTCTTTGCAAAAGTCGCAAAAGTCGTTATACTTATATTCATATTCTTTTAGCGAACTCGTTAAAACGTCGCTAAAATCAAAAATATTATTAAATTCTTTGATATTCATAAAAACCCCTGCGTTTAAAGCCCGCGTGGCTATTGATTTGTTATTATTACTATAACATAGGTTTAAAAAAATGTCAAGCAAAATTTTTTAATTTGTTAAA